TATAGATTGCCTTGGCATAGATTTTCTTACCATCTATCTCATAACGACCTGCAACGTTCTTCCAAAGTCCTCCAATCTCACCAAGTTCAAGAAGACCATAATATCGATCAAGACCACGCTCATCGTAATACAAACGTATGGTAACATCTTTGTTCTCCTTACTCAAACGCGACTTTGCTGTCTTAGCTTTAATAAGATTTCCAATGACCTCTGTTCCATCCTTCTCTTTCTTTTTGCTAAGATAGATGATCGTAGACGCTGCATATTTGAGACCGCTGCCTCCGCCCATTTCTTTGGTGGGAACGTATGATCCGATGACATCATAGGTATGATTGGTGACGATTAATGGAATTTTTGCTTGACCAAGTTTAAGTGTAAGCATACGGAATGCTCCTTTCACCAGTTGGGATTTGGTCATGTCCCGAACTTGCTTATCGTCTAGAGCATCACGAATCTCCTTCTCTGTCGAAAGCATACCAAGAGAGTCTAGCACAAACATGCAGGGACTGCGGTCCTCTTCAGACTTTTTTAAGTATATATCAACAGCCTGCAATGCTTTCTGCCTAAACTGTTCAATTGTAACAACATTAATAACAACTAATCGTTCTAAGTCAATGCCACGACTTGAAAGAAGAGACTTATTAACTGCTGCCTCAGTGTCAAAGTACAAACAGTAACCACCAGGATTACTATCCAGGAAATTCTTAACCACAGCGAGACTAAAGAAAGTCTTCCCAGTAGAAGACTCACCAGCAATGGCAGTAATCTTATTCCCAGAAACACCGCCAAATATGCTACCTGAGACCAGTGAATTAAGAACGTAAGAACCCGTGTCCACATAGGTTTCGGTTTCGTCGATGTCTGAGGCAAGTTGTGTGTACTCATCACCAATCTCTTTTACAATATCTTTTAAGAAGTCCATCAGGTAAAAAACGAATCAAGGTTTACAGTTTTCTCAACATTCCATCCAATAGCATCAAGAATAGTCTTGAGTGGTTCTAAGAAAGCTTTGCTAAATTGTAGGTCATAGTCAATGTATTTGTCAAGACCAATCTCTCGGGGAAACTCAGAGATAAATGAAATTACATTTTCCCGAATGATGTTTGGTTTTTTGAGGTATATGAATTTAATCTTCTCACCATTATTGATGTAAGAATACTTGTTTGTCAATCCGTGTTCTTTAATATAATGATTATATAGAAGAGCGCCACGAACATGTATAGGAGAACCCTTACCATAAATGGTTGAATAACTCTTATGTTTCTTTACATCAGAAACTGAACGGGGGAATGCAATCTCTTCTGGTTGCATAGTATTAAATTTCTTTCTAGAGTCTTCGATAAAATTAATTACTTCATCTTCAGTCCCATTCATCATCAACTTAAGAGCATCTTTAATCATCTTCCTACAGGGTGCTGGTGTAGATGACTTGACTGCCTCAATACCCATGATCTTTAGTTTAGGTTCCGCATAACGTACTCCTTCACTATCCCACACGTTGAGAATATATCTTTTCTTTGCAGTCCATATACCACGATCCGCGATGTTCTCTCGCTTCATCTGCATCTTTTGATCGTATGCATTTACATACGTCGCAAGTTCCTGGTAAGACTCCTCAATAAAAGGTTCCAGCTTCTCTTCGCAGATTTTATTAAGTATGGACACAACCTCAACTTTATTATCAGACTTACTAGAAAGAAATTTATCAACAATAGGTCCAAAGTTAATATAGATCGAGTCAGTGTCAGATGCAATGACATAATCCGTGTCTTGAGTTTGTAATAGGTTATTTAGATACCCGTTTACCTTGTTCTCAATCCATCGAATAGAAGTTTGTCCTGAGAGCGTGATAGCTTCTGCATTAGCAAGCTTGAAGAAACGAAAGTATTGGTTACCAATTGCACCATAACAAGAGTTCAATGCAATCTTACGAGCCATCTGGAAGTTATTGTATTTCGCAATATCTTTCTCTAGTTGTTTGGTGGGTTTCTTCTCATACTCCTGTTGGGCTTGGAGCATCTTCTTCTTGTAGATCTTACGTTCTGCGTACATCTTCTCCATTAGCTTAGGCATGAACCCTCTAATGTCCTTACGGAACATTGCGCCGTTTGCACACACTGCATAGTCTTTATAGTCATCAAAGCTGATCTCTTTATTCAAGATCCTATCAATAGTTGCGGAGGGATGTTTCTCCTCTATTAGAGTTTCTGGAGAGATATTGTACTGCATCATCAGGTGGGGATATAGGGAGTTAAGGTCAAACGACACCACCCAATCATAGACTCCAGGAATAGGCTGTTTTACATATGCACCTTCATATCTCTTCTCCTTATCACTCCTATCTCTAGGAGGTACAACAATATCCCTCTTCTTGAGGTAGTTATAGATGATGGTATCCCACATACGAACTTGAAACATAACATCGACATAGTTTACCTTGGCATCATATGCCATGGTTAGTGCCAACTCAATTAGTTTCATCTTGTCTTCCATACGGTCAACAAGTTCCACGTCAACAATATTATAGTCTACAAACTTTTTCCAGTTACCACGATAAAAGTCTTTGAAGGTATCAAACTCAGAGTGGTCTAGTTTCTTCTGTCCGAGTTCTACCTCTGCAATGTAATCAAGTCGATATGATTCCTGAGCCTTATAAGTAAACTTCTTATAAAGTTCGAGATAGTCTAGAGTAGTGACTCCAGCAATATCAAAAGTATTGAACTCCCTACCTTTGATAAAAACAGATTCTTGACTCACAATGCTCCAAGGAGACAGAAGTTTTAACTTCTTGAGCCCCATTATGCGATCAATTCTCCCACACAAGTATGGAATATCATATAGTTTTACATTCCACCCAGTTACAATCTCTGGCGGATTTCGATTCCACCAAGCAATAAATGAGTTGAGCATGTCAATCTCATTCTCATAGTGAGAATAAGTTACGTTACTCTGAGATGGTGTGTATGGCTTTCTACCCCAGGTTGTAATCTTTTTAGTTGTATAATCCTGAACAGAGATAGTTAACATCTCTTCAGAACAAGAGTCTGGGTCAGGGAATCCATTCTCTGCCTGAACCTCAATATCAATCGTAATCAGATTGATCTTTGTGATATCAAATTTAATCTCATCTTCAGGATATCTTTCAGAGATATATTGAAATGCATATCGATCATTGCCATAGATCTTAAAATTATCTACACCGTCGTACTTCTTGTAGAACTCTCTACAATCACGAATAGAACCCGGAATAATGGGTTCTAGATTATCTCCTTCTAGTGTTTTATACTTTGACTCCCGATTGGAGTTAACAAAGAGAGTTGGTTGGAACTCATCTTTGAACATGACACTCTTACCATTTTCATAACCACGGACGAGAACATTGTTTCCAACCAATTGAATGTTCGTATAAAACTTCATTCCTTCACCAGGCTCTCGTATTTGTCTCTCAGTTTACTATTGGGTTCCGTAATCGTCAAGATTTTATCCGAGTGAATCATGAATGTATTTTGAGACGTGATATTGATCAACCAAGGTTGTAATGTCATGGTCAAGTCATCGCTCAAAATAAATGGTTCCGTCATTTTACAATCAGGATCTCCAATTTCACAGGTTATTTCTTCAATCTGTGCTAACAGAATCTGTTGATTCATCAGAACTAGCACTTTCAGATTCTCTAGCTTCATACTGATCTACTCCGTCTTGATACATTGTTTTTAGTTGATTCACTGGTTCAGTAATTGTAACCACCCAGTCAGAAACCAAAGGAACCACCTTGTCAGAACTTAGTGGCATCCATGGTTGAAGTTGAATTTTAGATGGAACTTTAGCACTACCTTCTACCTGACTCATGTCGGCAACAAGTTTTACTCTGCAAGGATACTTAAGATAGTAACCAACTACCTTTTCCTCAAGAACCATTTCCTGAATGTCTGCGACTACATCCTCCCCAGACTTCAGAAGTAAAAGTTTTACGGTCATTTTTTTTATAATTTCCTAGTTTAATTATACCAATAAAAAAGCGGGGTGTCAACTGGATTTTGCCAGTTACCCCGCTGTCTATGCGACGACGATACTCTACTATTTAGAGATACTCTTTACGCTGATGATGTTCTGGAACAACCTTTGTAAGGGTCACTGATAGAAGTCCGTCTTCAAATACGACGTTGGAGACTTCTGTATCTTCAGCAAGGGTCCAGGATCGCTCAAAGTTTCTTCGAGCCAGACCCTTGTGGATAAACGTCCCTGCCTGTTCAGATGCTTCTTTTTCCCCCCTGATAAAAAGTTTTCCATACTCGGTGTAAGCATTTACTTCTTCCTTTTTGAATCCTGCTAGTGCGATTTCTAAACGCGTTTCTGTACTATTTACCTGAACTACGTTATATGGAGGATAATTTTGAGTAGATGCGTTGAAAATTCTGGTAAAGTAATCATCCATACCAATAGAATTTCTGGTAATCTGATGCATTAGCTGATCCAAATCGGCAGCATTATACTTCGTTAGATTGGTCATTTTAAGCTCCTTAAAAAGCGAGTTTGTGTTGTGTGGACCCTTACGGCATCCGATATATTTATAACACAGTAACAAAAAAACGGGGTAGTGAACCCCGTAATTTTTTATCAAATCAACAATAATCT